TGCATTACTTGCAAGATCCCCAACAGCCTCAACTGGTTGATCATACAGGCCTAATTTTCTACCTGTAGATACTAGTGTAGCCAAAAAATCTCTTCCTTCATCAATAGTTTTTGATTGATCTCCTTTTATTCCAAAAGCAAGACCTCTTGCGCCCATTTCTGTGTAATCGCCCCTAGAGTATGCGTCTGCAAGCTTAGTAAATTCTAAAGGAGTTGCACCTCCAAGAACTTGATTACGTAAAAAGCCCGCTCCTTTTGAGTAAGGCAACACATCTGCAAATCCTTCAACAAAACGGCTTCTAGTGCCCAAATCGCCTTTTCCAGCAAACTCAGAACTTGCTCCTTCATACATTTTATTATAAGCTCCTGGTATACCTAGAAGACTTTTTGCGTAGTATGTAGACATTAATCCGGACTTTGCTCTTTGATAGTTTGAAAGCTGAGTTAGTCCCTGTGTAGTCATTTGACCCGATCTCATTGCTCCTAAATAAGATCCAAAGCCTCCTTCTACACCTGTAAGCGCTTGCCCAGTATGAGTTAGAAACTTGTTACCAAAATACCTAGGTGCTTGCGTAGCTGTTCTAGTAAGCGATGGAATTCCGGAAATCCCAGCCTCAACTACCATTGGTCCAGCAATTGATAAAGCGGGTATTGCCATAAATGGGGACAGACCTATAGCTACATTCTTTCTACTTTCATTTATTTTATCTTGCAATGCTTTGTTTCCAGGGTCTGTAGGATCATATTGACCTAGTATGCCCCCTCCTGTTTTCCCAACAGCACCTTCTATAGAATCAAGGCCAGACATAGTCTTGTCAAATATTGATTGCCCTTGTGGGGCGCCTGTGCACGTATTTCATCGTCAGTTAAATCTGGATTATTGGCCATTAACTCTCGCATTTTTGCTTGCTGAGCTTCACTGTATTTACCTTTTTTTGCTACAACTTCAGCTTCGCCTAGGCCAAGAGGTATTCCTGGATAGTAACCAACTGCCGGCTGTCCTCCCTCATACGCTCTTGCATAGTAACCGTGGCTTGGACTTGGAGTTGTTTCTCCTGTTAATAAATCGCGGTATAGAGGAAATCCATCAATGTTCTGAGTTAAAAACCCTGCATTCTGATATTTCCTTGGTCCTCCATACTTTGCCATATCTAATGCAGGAGCTTCCCCCCTATCTGCCACCTCATTCATTAATCTTAGCAATTCTTTATCCTCGTAGACCTCTAGCCCAAACATCCCTCTAGGTCCCTGCTTTTCTATTAATTTCTTAAGTTCTGGTAAATCCTCTTCAGTATAAACTTTATTGGGATCTAATTTATTTTTAATACGCAACTCCATAAGCTGAGCATAAATTTCTTCGGGGTCTGCATCATACCCGTACAATTCTGGTTTATTGTAGTACTCGCCTGTGCCTATAGGTATATTTTGTATTGCCTTTATTTGCGGCGTACTATATGTTCCTTTCGTCATGGCATGCGTCAGCTCATGAAGATTAGTATTACTAGGAGCATAGCCCATCAGAGTCTTTGCAAACTCAGTACCTCGTTGAAAAAGTGTAGGTTCTGCAAAATAAGAATGCATATCAGAAACGTACATTCCTCTAGCCCCTGATGTATCATGCCCTGCCGCGTCTATTTCAGCTCTCGAAAGTCTTGTAGCAGTGTCTAGATTTTTATTTAACGCTTCTAACTTTCCTCCTCCAAGTTGATCGTCAAATCTTCTTGTCGCTAGCCTAGCCGCATTCCAAGTTTTTAATGCTTTAGCGTCAGGATCTTCTGTACCCCCATTTTGATATTTCTGCTTATAGCCACCGTACTTGTATGCAGGTGTTTCTATAACCGTACCTCGCCCAGGTCCTGTAGGTAAGTTCTGTACACCAGGTGGAACATCCTTAAATGATTGTACTAGGTGCCCTTGCTGATCAAACTTACTAATATTAATAGGAACTTTCATTCCTTTAGTATTAAACGATGCATTAGGTGCTACATCTGGAAATGCCATAGACGCACCTGTGTTACCTCTAGCATGCTCTTCTCGTAAACCTACCTGCTGCTCTTGCTGTGTTCTAGCAATCTGCATCTGCTGAGCTTCCATTCGCCTTTTAGCATCCTGCTCTGCATGTAGTAATGTAGGCACATCTACACCAGCTTCTGCTTGTGCAAACAAATCTAACACACTGCCTTGGTGTCCAGTAGCTTTAGCAGCATTTAATATTTCTCTACGCTGTTGGTTATTCAGCATTTCTCTGCTCGTTTGCTTCTCTCGCTATAATATTCTTATCTCGCTCAATGTCATTCTTAGTAGCATCAGCTTGTATCTTCCCTTGCAATTCCTGCTCTCTAATATCTAACTCTTTTTGCTTAATCTCAAAGTCACGTAGCATCTTCTGCATGTTAAAGCTGTCTCCCTCAGGATTCTTTTTAGCTTCTGCGTTAATAAGTGCAATTTCAATATCTGTCTGTCTATCTTTCTCTTTTTCCATCGCCTCCTGTTGCATCTTCATTTGCTCCATCTGCATAGCTTGTTGCTGTGCTTGCTGTTGTGCCTGTTGCTGCGCAGCCTCTAATTCTTCAGCCGCTTTTTCTGCAGCCTTAAGTTTAGACTTAATTTGCGGGAAGCTTTCTGCATCTAGCATTTCTACTACAGTCGATGGCTTAGCACCATTCTGTATCATAGCCTGTGTAAATCCTTTGATTTGGTCTAGCTTCATCTGATCCTTACCAGCATCTGACAAGAATATACCGTAGTTAGACTCCATGTGGTCAAAAGAATCTAAGTCTAAAAAGTCTACTGTCCCGTCAGGCATAACATACTGACCTCTCTTACCAGATAGCCATACC